CCTGTTAACTGACAAGTCATAGACCGTTTTCGAATTCTACCATGCTCTGGATTGTTAGGATCTTTCCTATCATATGTTTTATCCCAACCATCGCAGTGCCAATCGTAATATTGGTTTAGTTTATATTTTGTAAATTGGCAAGATTCAGATCTTTCCCAATCAAAATTCCAACCAGCACTTCTATTAGCTTCATGTACAAATGGATGTATTTCTTTATATATCCAAGTATCATTTAACCATACTAGATCAGAGTTTCTTTTTCTTTTTAAATCTAATACTTCTTGTTTTGATAATTCTCTATCGCCATAGCCACCTGTTCTAGCCATAACTTCTTTCTGACTATTAGCATAAGCAATTACATCATCACAAAATTTAGGTGTTAATGCTTTACTAAAATACCAATAGTAATTAGATATATTCATATGTTATTGTTTGAATAAAATTCAAACTATCCCTTTGTTTGTTTGTAATATAATACATACATGTTGAGGGAAACATAATAAACATATTATCTTTTAATTCAATATCCCAACTTCTGCCTTTACGTCTATTATCATCAAAGTGAACTCTAATACTACAGTTTTTAACTTTAACACCATACAATAAAGTATAGTCTGGTGAATTTCTAAGATCTACTGGGTCAATATTTAATAAAGGAATACTTACTTCATTTGGTTTATAAATATTTCCCCAAGTAGTTTTATTTACTAAACTTCTTCCATGCTCTACATTAAAATGATCTCTCATATAAGTATTAAGCATATCCCAAGTTCTTGAGAATGGAAACTCACAATCTTGTAAATGAGATTGTAAAATATCTCCACTTAATTTATCACGATCTATTTCAAAACCTTTAGGCATAGCGATGTCACCGTGATACAACGCTATTTCCGATAATGTATTCTTGTTCATATACCTATCTATTATACACTCCTATTATAAAAAGTCAATGTTTTTGAGAGGTATATTTAAAATTATTGAGCTGACCAAGCAGTTCCATTCCATTCGTAAACAGTTTTTGGATCTGCAGTATCATTAGATTTAGTTGCTTCCCAGCCTTTTGTATTATCAGCTTGATATGCAGCTTCATCCCAGTATATCTCATATGTCCATGCTGGTGTATCTTCACCATCATCTGTTACTGATGGGTAAGTTATAGGTGCTTTCCATGATGCAGTTGAAGTATTTTTAGTCCAACTTGCATGTGGTTTTTTAGGCCAGAAGATTTCATTATCTTCGTCCCAAGTATACCCTATACCTGCGTAGTTTCCTCTAAATGCTTTTGATTGATCAGAATGTTCTGTACCATCAGCATTGTAGTATTTTCCGCCTCTAGTATTGTAAGAAGTCTTGATCCACATTTGTGCAGGCCAATTGTTGTGCCTTTCCAAATACTGTTGACCAACAGCTTCATCTTCAACACTATCAGCATTTAGCATATCAGAATTATTCAAAGTTAATACTTGAATAACTTTTCCGTTAGCTCCTAGTTTTGCAAAATGTGCCATGTTTGTTTTCTCCTTATTTATTATTATTGAAATTTGTATCTTATTACTACTATACCTGATCCACCTGCACCACCAGGACTACTATTATATCCGCCTCCACCACCTGAACCAGTATTAGCTGTACCTGATCCTCCAGTTCCTGGAGAAGGTAATCCCCCTTGACCAGCACCAAAGCTAGGAGTTGTTGAGGTTAATGGATTTGTACCTGGAGCACAAGCTGGATTATTACCTCCAGATCCTCCTGGATCATTACCACCACTTCCACCGCCACCTGCTCTAGCAACTGCTGTACCTGTTATTGAACTTGTTGCTCCTATACCACCAACACCACCTCTAGTATTTGAAACTACACCTCTACCTGCATTACCTGCACCTCCACCACCAGATCCTGCACTTGGACTATTTTCACTTGGATTGCCTGGATTATCGCCACCATCATTACCTTGTGATGGACTTACTGGTGGAGTATTACCAGATCCACCTGAACCTGATGGAGATTTTGCAGAACCTCCTCCAGAACCACCATTTCCTCCAGTTACACCAGACCAACATCCTCCTTTACCACCACCTGCACTTGTGATTGTACTAAAAACTGAATTTGAACCTACTGCATTAAGTGCACCTCCAGCTCCTACTGTAATAGGATAACATCCTGGACTAGCAGAAACTGGTAAAGCTGATACACCACAATTTTGTGAAGGAAGTCCAATAGTATAAGAACCTGATGCTGTACCTGATGATTCTCTATAACCACCAGCTCCTCCACCGCCTCCTGCACCACCAGCATTAGCAGGTCCGCCACCAGCACCACCTGCAATTACCATATAATCTACTGAATTTGATCCTACAGAATTTCCTGCAGATGAAACACAAAAAGTTCCAGGACTTGTAAAAGTATGAATTTTATAATCACCACAAGTAGTTACAGTTCCTCCAGTAGCAGTTATATATAATGCACCAAGATCTGAAGTATCATCTTGTGTTGGAATCCAACCTTTTGTTGCATCAACATAAACTAAAAATACAGATTGACCATTAGTATTTAAAACTGGATCAGTTGCAGCACCGTTAATATTTGAGCTGTTTCTTCCTATCGTACAATTATTTGTAGCAAAAGTAATAGCATAATCTTTTATACCTACTATATCTCCAGCTGAAGGAGAAGCAGGTAGTGTTACTGTGATAGCTGAACTTGATGTATCTACAAAATAACCATTCCCACTCACTGCTGTGAATGATGCTGTTTTAGCTGTGGTATCCCAGTTTACTGTTCCAGTTCTACCAAAACCTGTCTGCGTTCCATTGTTCGTGATTGTTGCACCAGCAGGAATTGTAATAGTGTCACCACTATCTCCTAACTGGACTGTACCACAATTTGTTCTTGGACTAATTTTATTTACTTTTACTTCACTCATAATTTACCTATTGATATTTATATCTTATTATAACAATTCCGCTACCTCCATTACCAGCATTAACAGTTGCAGGTGCTTCACCTGTTCCACCACCGCCTCCACCAGTATTAGCTGTACCACATTGAACTATTGGAGAACCACAACCTGGATTTTTTGCATCTCCTCCTCCGCCAAGACCTCCAGATCCACCACCTGGAGATGGAACTCCATAAGTAGAACCTCCACCGCCACCAGCATAATATTGTGTACAACTAGAAGGTTCTCCAGTTGCTGGATTTATTAAAGTTGCTACACCATTACCACCATTTGAACCTTCATTACCACTTCCTCGAATATTACTACCTGCAGCACCTGCACCACCTCCACCAGCAGCTCCATAAGGAACTCCAGGAGATGTTGGATTATTTCCTCCAGGATTACCTTGAGGTGGACTAACTGGAGGTGTATTACCATCACCTGCACTTGCAGATCCAGTTCCATAACCTGGACCACCACCTCCTGATCCACCATCTAAACCATAGTTTGATGGCCCTGGACCTCCTCCACCTCCGCCACCACCTGCAGAAGTTATTGTTGAAAATACTGAATTAGCTCCACTTGTTCCTGGTTGCATAGTTGGATATAGTGGTGCAGGATAACCAGCTCCCCCACCACCTACTGTAATAGGATAAGGCTGTGTTGCTACTGTTATATTTGTAGAACCTTCTAATGGACTAGCTGTATAACAATCTGTAGGTCCTTTGCTTTCTCTAAAACCTCCAGCTCCACCTCCACCACCTAGGATTCCACCACCACCGCCACCACCAGCTACAACTAAGTAAGAAACTTCATTTCTAGCAGTATCTACATTTGATATAGAACTTACTGTAAATGTTCCTGGACTAGTGAAAGTGTGAATTTTATAATTACCAGATGTTGTTTCAGTACCACCTGTAGCTGATATAAAATCAACAGTACCTGTAGCTGAATTAGATGTTTCTTGAACGTTAATCCAACCTTCTGTTGAGTCAACATATACAAAAGTTGCTGCTTGACCTTGTGTACTTAAAGTAGCATTTGCTGCAATACCACCTATTTTTTCTGAATTTCTTGCTATAGTACAATTATTTGTCTGCCAAGTTCTAGTATAATCTGCCACCGCTACAATATCACCTGCACTTGGAGAAGCTGGAAGCGTTACAGTTATTGCAGAACTAGATGTATCAACAAAGTATCCATTACCAGATACTGCTGTAAATGAAGCAGTCTTTGCTGTAGTGTCCCAGTCTACTGTTCCTGTTCTACCGAACCCTGATTGAGATGCACCAGAAGCTAGTGTTACTGTATCACCGCTTTTACCTAATGTAAGCGTTGATCCTGATTCTGTTTCTACTGTGTTTACTTTTACTTTACTTGTCATAATTTACCTATTGAAATTTGTACCTTATTATTACTATACCAGAGCCACCTGAACCACCTCCAGGAGAACTAGGGGCACCTCCGCCTCCGCCTCCACCAGTGTTAGTAGTGCCATTGCTACCAGCACCTTGTGGTAAACCTCCACCAGCACCTCCACCACCTGAACCAGCTGGGCCTGGGCTTGGATGTCCATATGCTCCACCACCTCCACCACCAGCTCTTGTCACTGCTGATCCACTAATTTCAGTTGGAGTTCCGTTTCCACCACCTCCTGCAACGGAAGTAGGGCCTGCACAACTAGCTTGACTACCAGCTGCTGAAGCACCTCCTCCACCTGCACCTGCAAATCTTCCTGAACTTGGACTTGGTGATGCTTGATCACTATTGTCTCCACCATCATTCCCTTGAGGTGGACTAACTGGAGGCGTATTACCATTACCATTAGCTGATTGGTGACCACCTCCTCCTCCTGATCCACCATCTGTTCGATCTTTTCCACCTCCAGCAGATGTTATAGTTGAAAATACTGAATTACTACCAGAAGCACTTGGAGTTGGCCCAGATGGTGCTTGACCTGCTCCTCCACCTCCTACTGTAATCGGATAGGCTTGTGCGTTAACTACTACTCCTGTTCCAGCTACTTTTGGACTAGCTGTATATGGAACTGTTGTACCACATCTACCTTCTCTATATCCACCAGCACCTCCACCACCTGCAGCTGAAGCACCACCACCTCCTCCACCAGCTATAACCATATAAGCAACATTATTTCTAGAAGAGCTTACTGTTGAAACCTGAGAAACACAAAATGTTCCTGGTGATGTAAAAGTGTGAACCTTAAAATCTCCACAAGTAGTAACTGTTCCACCTGTTGCCGCCATAAAATCTACTGTACCTGCTTGAGATTCTCTTGCATCATTAACGTTAATCCATCCCTCTGTTGCATCTACATATACAAAAGTTACTGATTGACCTGATGTACTTAAAATTGAATCTGCTGCTACACCACCAATGTTAGAACTATTTCTTGCAAGAGTACAATTATTTGTTGCAAAAGTTCTTGCATAATCTGCTACAGCTACAATATCTCCAGCAGATGGAGAAGCTGGAAGTGTTACAGTTATTGCTGAAGAAGATGTGTCTACAAAATAACCATCACCGCTCGCAGCAGTAAATGAAGCTGTTTTCTTTGTTGTGTTCCAATCTACTGTTCCTGTTCTACCAAAACCAGATTGTGTAGCACCACTTGCTAAACTTACAGTACCACCTGATCTACCTAAAGTAACTGTATTAGCATCAACAGTTACAGTTTGACCAGATCCACAACCAACTGTTAATGTAGTTCCGCATTGTGGTCCTATTTTATTTACTTCTATTTTACTCATTAAATAATTACCAATGTTCCTGTTACTGTAACAGTTTGTGTGAATGTAACTGGACCTGCAAGAACTGCAGATTCAACTATCATTTCTTTATCCATAGTCGCTGCATGATGAAATATTTCCTCAGATGCAGGTTTATTACCAATATAAATTGCACTTTCTTCAGCCATGTTGTCTCCTTAAATTATGTACTAATACTATCTACTCTGCTAACAAAAGCATCAATGCTTGATGCAGCACTAGCTAGACCATATAAAACGTCACCATTTTGTAATACTACTTTTGCTCCACCTTGAATTAATTCAACTGATGTTGCTGGTGGAATACTCAATGTTTTTGCAATATATCTATCTGTTCCAGAACCGCCTTTATCAATGTAGATATCAACAGTAACTGAACTAGTTAAGATATTAGTTAATCTTAACCCAATGATTGCATCATCTGAGTTTGCAGTTAATAAAGCAGTTTCAGAATTAGTGATCTGTGTAGCTGTAGATTCAAAATCCTGTGCCATGTTTGTGTCTCCTTATTATTATTAATTATATCCTTGTTATTAATTTTGTCAATAGTAAATTAAAGTGCAATAGCCATTGCCACGGCAAAACCATTACCTGCTTTAGCATCTAATTGAGTTTGTATTGCAGATGTTACACCATTTAAATATCCAAATTCTGTATTAGATACTGTACCATCATGAATTTTAGTTGCATCAATAGCAGCTGATGATTTAATATCAGCATTTACAATATTTGTAATTGTATTATTATCTGAATCTATTGATTTATTTGTTAATGTATCTGTAGTTGCTCTACCTACTACTGTGTCTGTAGATGTAGGTAATGTAAGAGTCCCTGTATTAGAAATACTAGATATTACAGGTGTAGTTAATGTTTTATTAGTTAAAGTTTGTGTAGCTGTTGTTCCAACTAATTCTTGATCAGATCCTGCTGGTAATGTTAATTCATTTGTAACACTAGCACTATGAGGTTGAGATTTTACAATTTGACCATGTGAATTAGATTCACAATTAAACTGAATAGCACCTGGATTAGTATCACCTCTAACTGTTATATGACCAGTTCCTTTTGCTAAAAGATCTAAATCAATATTTGTATCATCACCTGTTGCAGATAATCTAGGGCCATTACCTGTTGCTGCATTTGTAATAGTTAGTTCATTTACTGCACTTCCTGTTTCAGCAAATTTTAATAATTCTAATGTACCATCACCTATAGCATTTCCATTAACATCTAATTGTCCACCTAATTGTGGTGTAGTATCTTCTACAACATTTGATATTTCAGAACCTGAAACAAGACCTGATGTTAATGTAGATCTTGTAATTTTTTTAAGTCCACCACCTGAAGTATCAACCGCTAGTAATACATCATCGTTAGCAACTGTAGATATTTCTGATAACGAACCTACTGCTACTGAATTAAAATTAGTACCATCTGCAATTAATAAATTACCAGATGTATTAGTACCCATAGTAATATCATCACCAGTTACAGTTAAATCACCAGTTATAGTTGCATCACCATCAACAGTTAAATTACCTGCACTAGTTAATTTTAAACCACTACCAGAACCAACAGTTCCACCTGATTTAATTACTAGATTATCTGAATCTGAATCATCTACTGCAAAATGAAATTTATCTGCACCTTGAGTATCTAATATAATTGCAGGATCTCCTGTTGCTACATCTATTTCTATATTACCTGTAAATGTTGCACCACTTAAAGAAGCAAATGTAGATGATAATGCTGTGCCATCTAATGTAATTGCATCAGCTTCTAATGTCCCATCAATAAATACATCTTTAAATTGTAATGAACTTGTACCTAAATCTATATCATTAGTAGTTATAGGAACTATAGCACCATCTTGTATTCTTAATTGCTGTACTGATGAAGAAGATACATCAACATAAAATTCAATATGATTATTAGAATCATCAATTAAAACTCTGTTTAAATTTCCTGAATCTCTAATTGCACCTACAGGCCCACCATCACCCGCAGTACCATCATGCGTGTGTCCTGTGCTTGCATTAAATGCAGATAATAATTGGTTAAATTCATCATTCGTATCTGTAGCTGCGATAACATCGCCTGTAGTATACGTTGATTGTCTTGCTGAGTATCCTGCCATTATCTTCTTCCTCCTGGAGTAAATTCTAATTGAAATCCTTTAACTGAAAATGAATCTGCTTGGTTTCTATCATCTATTTTTAAAGCAACTGCAAATCCAGATCCTTCTACTGTTTGTCTTATAAGGGGTGTACCTGATGCACCATAAACTGCACTACCATATAATGCTACACCATATACAGCAGCCCCACCTGGTGAAGTTAAAGTTATCTTTTCTGGTTGGGGTGTATCTTGACTATCATAGTCATATCTAACTGCTAAGTCAGCATTAACTGAAGTACCCTCTCCTTCATAATTTAAATTAACCCTTTGCATATATTTTCTTAAACCAGGGTCACCTAATACCATATCTGGAGATCTGTAAGTGGCTACAATTGTAGCTGTACTAGCACCATTAGCAAAAGTATTACCTACTTCCATTTTATAAATATACCCATCAAATCCACCAAATACTTGTGTTTCCACATTACTTATAAAATCAGAATCTGTACATGCAGGTTTAATACCTATCATATCAGAATATTCAAAACCTATTTGACCTGTATTAGGATTAGTTTTTAATACACCAATAATTCCTTTTGAAGATGCCTGTGCTCCTCCTGTTGTAGGATAGTATATTCTATATTGTGATTTATCTCTAATAACTAAAGATGATACTCTATCTAAACCTACTTCATCAATTCTTGTTTGTATTTGTCTAGATATAGATCCAAGTTCAACGTCACCAATTCTAGCTGTACCAGCAATAGTTCTTAATCCATCTGGTGCTAAGAATATAACATCACCACCGATCTCCTGAATACTACCACCATCTCTACATCCAATATTTCTTGTAACTTCTTGTACTGCAAAATCTGCAGATGATGAGCCAGTTAATTTATAAATTCTATCTATACAAAATATAAATAATTCATTCCTAAATACTCTTGATCCGACTACTTCAACGTCATCTTTCAATGAGACTGCACAGTCGGCTGTATTAAAATCATCTTCAGCAAAAAGTG